GTTTGTTAGAGTCGGAACAACCACTAGTGGTTATGTGAATGGAGTATTAGCCGGAACAACTACCTATACTCCGGGAACAACATCCGCAGTCAGTGTAGGTAGATATAATAGTAGTCCTTTTTATTATTTTCCAGGATATATTTCCAATCTTCGAGTGGTCAACGGCACAGCCGTATATACGGCCGCGTTTACTCCACCACAGGCCATACTACCTGCTGTCACAAACACAAGTTTATTATTAAATGCAACGGACTCCGCTAACTTTATTCGAGATAATGGCCCAAACAATCTCACTGTGACTAACAACGGCACTGCTACTTGGATTGCTACTGGTCCATTTAATCAAGGTTCTACCACATTAGAACAAAGGCAGGTCAACGATGGCACACTGGAAGTGTATTCAACTTTTGATGAATTCACCGGCGCACCTGTGGTGGATACCAGTTTACAACTTTGGTTAGATGCTGGACAAACCGCCAGTTACCCCGGCTCAGGCACCACCTGGACTGATCTAAGCGGTGCTGGACGCAATGGGACATTAACAAATGGACCAACTTATAGTAACACAAATGGCGGGTTTATTGTTTTTGATGGAACCAATGATTTTGTTCAATGTTCAGGATCTCTCACAGTAACGGCAGCAACATTTGTATGTTGGATAAGACGAAACGGAACTCAAGGTACATATGATGGTATTCTATTCTCTAGGGGAACAAATACTACTGGAATGAATTTTTATACATCCAATCAACTTGGATATCATTGGAATGATGCTAGTTCCACTTATAATTGGTCAAGTGGATTGACAGTACCAGATTTGACATGGTGTATGATTGCAATTTCTGTTACAAGCACGGCAGCAACGGCGTATCTATGTCAAACAAGTGGAATCACTACTGCCACTAATACTGTTAATCATAGTAGTAGCCTTCTAGATGATATAAAAATTGCTCAAGATGATGCTGGATCAAGATTTTTCAATGGTAGTATAGCCACAGCAATGATCTACAATCGTGCGTTAACTGCCGATGAAATTACTACAAATTTCAATGCCCTGCGCGGAAGATACGGCATTTAGAATACAATAAATACTATACTATGGCTAAACTCAACTCCGGAACCCGAATTTATGGCAATGCAACAGTAGATACATTTATAACTGTCAGTTCCATAACCAACGGAGGCACAAGTGGCACTGGTAATATTGGTGCTACTGGTGCAACATTCAACACTGTGTTTGCCAAAGCAACCACAGCACAATATGCCGACTTGGCAGAAATTTATATAGCCGATGACAATTATCCACCTGGCACAGTGGTTGTGTTTGGTGGCTCTAAAGAAATCACAGTTACCAGCACAGCGCATGATACCAGAGTAGCAGGAGTTATATCAACCAATCCAGCATACTTGATGAATAGCGAAGTACAAGGATTACCAGTTGCGTTGACAGGTCGTGTACCGTGTTTAGTGCAAGGCCCGATAAATAAAGGTGAAGTGTTGGTTACTGGCCTTAAAGCAGGCACTGCACAGAAAATTAATACAGCCAGATTTCAACCTGGGTGTGTTATAGGCAAATCAATTGAAAATATTCCTGATGATGAATTAAAACTTATCGAAATTGTTGTGGGAAGATTCTAATGGAAAAAAAATTTCGTCGTGATTATACTGGTGAATTTGTTGTACATGTAAATACAAAAATTAAAGGTCAAGCCACTCAAGTTCGAGAATGGATACCCAACACCATTGACACACAACACACAGGCCATGCGTTGGTATTTGGCAACGGTTCTAGTAGATTGTTTTATCCAGTTAGCTTTGATCTTTTTACAAGTCATCGCGGCGGCCTAAATGCCAGTAAAAAATTAACAACCTACGGCTGCAATGCATTGCATCGAGATCATGCAACACACATAACGGTAGTCACTCATCCGGTAATTGCCAAAGAAATGGTTGATTCAGGATATGCCTCAAATCAAATTGTGGTCACCAATTCAAAAAATATATTGACTTATCCCGACAAATTTCATCTAATTCCATTTAATCCTCATTTTGCCGCGGGTCCGACGGCATTATATCTTGCAGCATTTGATGGTCATAATCACATTTACTTTATGGGATTTGATGGCCACGAAAGCACCACTTGGAACAATAATGTCTACGCCGGTACTAATGGATACGGTGCAAAAACAGCACATGTGGACTCTACCAAGTGGGAAGACCAGTGCATGGAAATTTTTAACGCTTACTATAATATTGAATTTATTAGAGTGATGCCTTCGGGTGGCCACAGTATGCCGGAAAAATGGAAGTATGCCAATAATCTTAGACACATTGGATGGCGACAATTTGTCACTGAAGTTGATCTGGGATCAACTTAATTGTTCTAATACTTTAATTTTTTCTCTGGTTGCAGCAAACTTAAAAGTTCTATACACACCTGGGTGCAATGGTTTAGGATAGTCGTCCAGCTTGACCCAGCAATAGCCTTTGTGTTCATTATTAAGCTCGGGCGTAAATTCTTCATCTACTTTAATTAAAAAAGTATGATAGACAAAATTATTGCGTTCGCTGGTGTATTGCTCAATTGGAATTACTCTGGCTCCGTTTATTTCTCCACCCAGCTCTTCTCGAATCTCTCTTTGCAATCCCTCTAGTACAGATTCATCTCGTTCTATTTTTCCACCCACAATACCCCAAGTGTTGGCAAACTTGCTGCCATCACGCAATAAAAATAGATATCTATTTGTTTTGGTGCAGTAAATTAATGCACCACAACTGCTGTTTAAAGAATTAGCTGCCATTGCCCTGCCTTATAAGGGCCTTCGTAGCTCTTGACCCAAGTGTCGCCTGTCCATTGATATTGTGTCGAAGTAGTCAAGTTAGTAACATACTCTATGGTTGTGGCAGTTTTGCTGTCGAAACTTACTCTCCAATATGCTCCGTCAAATTCAATAATATCATTGGCATACGCTATCAGCGGCACGCCACCAACACTGCTCCAGTCGTAGGTGGGCGGTGCACCTGGTGCAGAAATGTAATCATTGACCAACAGATACCTAGTGCCCGCAGTTGGAGCAATCAAGTCTGCATTTGGTCGTGATCTCTCGGGATCAATGATGGCTGTGATTGCAGTCAGCGTGTTAACAGGTATTGTATCAATATCTGCAGTCCATAACAATACATTTTCGTTTTGCGGGTGATACGCCACTGTGCCCACTACTTCATTACCGTCCGCCATTTCTAATTTGATTTGACTAGACCCATTGGTTAAGTTACCATACACATTGATCAAGTCGCGCCATTTTTCGCTGGTACCGGTATAACTGGATACTAGAGTAAATGTTACTCGATTGTTGACATTGGCTGTGATCAGTTTATTGGTAGTAACAGTATTACCAGCAACACTCAATACCACACAATTACCTGTGATGCCGCTGCCAGATACCACCATGCCTGGTTCGACATATTGGCTACTAGACACAACTATGGTAGTGTTGGCCACAGTATTTGCGGTAATTTTCTTGACAACTTGTTCACCGATTGGATTGGTAGTGGGCTCGTCGTATCTTACCAAACTCAATTGATTGTTTAGTAAAATAACACCGTATTGTAGCGGAGTTAGATACTGTCTACTTAATAAACTGGTTTCATCATAGATAGATTGGTCTATATCACCATTGGCATCATAGATACTGGCAATAATTTTCTGTATAACACCCATGCGTTTGACCAACGCAGGACTACTGATGTAAATGGGCAAAGTAAAGCTCAAAGTAGCAACATCTATGGGATTTTCAGTGCCAATGGGCACACTCCTGCTGGTCCATTGAATATCTGACAGTAATACATAGCTCAAGCTGGTCCAATCAATATAATTGTCAGTGCTTTGAATTTCTAATGCTGGATTAAACAAGGTACAAATTTGTTCTAATATCTGTAATTTTTGTTCAGTGTTGCTGGTCCAAATGTCTAACTTTAAGGTCAAACTGTAGGGCACAGGCATTAACCTCTCTACTGTTAGAGTATCGCCTTGTTGAGTGCTATAGTCGCCGGTACTGGGTTCGTAATAGCGCTCGCGTATTTGCATCTTATTAACATAAGTTGGATTCTGTACTCGATCTCTGTCGTAGGTTAATCCATTGATATATACCGCCATGGCTGGCGTAGTCAGTAAAAAGTTTTCACTGTTTTGTGTGAGTATGGCTGCAACTTGTCTACTGCTGTCGCCATAGACGACTGGCACTCTTTGTAGCGCAGTGACACCCCCACGGTCTTTGCCAAATTCAACTTGAAAGTTACTGACCATACGAATAAACTGTATGATGAACCTTCTGATTTGTTGGTCATAAAAAAATTGTTGGAGAGCCATTAATTATCTGCCTTGGGTGTCAGTGCCTTGCTAAGGCTTTGTCTTGTTGGTTGTGTTTTGCCTTCGACATCAGTGAATGTAGAAGTATCGTTGACAAAAATACTACGCTGCGTTTGGTTATTTGGACCAGGAGTTAAATTGGTTCTTACTGCATCTTCAATTTTAGTCCAACGACGCCCATCAAATCTAAACAAACGATTTGGAACATAATCAGTGCGAAGTACATATGCACCGGTGATTGGTTGCGTTGGGAAGCTGGTACTGGCAGTCACAGGCCAGCCGTCCGGAGCCAAACCGTCCCCACCTAGATAAGCAGGTATAGTGGCGTTGGGAGTTACCAATCCTGAATCTGTCAATGTAACAGTGCTGTCTGTGGTCAATAAAGTGTTATCAGTTCTGGTACCGATTGGATCGCCTGGTCCCCCATCTGCTCGCAGTGGTTCTACATACAAGGGATCAGTGTCATATCCACTGGTGGGCACATCTATTTCTGCTTGTCTAATAATAGCATCATTGATTTCATTCAACTTGGAGAAGTTGGTCATAATTTCTCCCAGCGGTGTATTTGCTTCGTCACCTGAACTAATGTTATTAAGAATGTCTTTGTATTCTTGTGCATTAACCATTGGTGTTAATTTTACACGAATTAAATGCGGCCACCAAGTCTGACTAAAACCTTCAGCCGCAAAAGTAACATCTTGTACCACATAGAATCTTTTAAGCACAGCAGGAATGTCCGCGTTCAACGGATAATAATCTTTCTTATGCTGCAATTCGATCACATCACCACTCAACAACTTACGACCAATCATGGCCACACAGTCATTCAGATGAAAGGTCATCACGATGGTGTCAGTGCTGAGTAGTAATCCAAATTGACTCAAATCCCAGTCGTTGTCGCTGACTGTATAGACGCCTCGCATTACATACACACTGGTATCGTACTTGCGATCTCGATTTTCCAAAAACAACAAGTCTTGAATATTCAATGCACTTTCGTTGGTGTAATTTGGCTGAGTAGCGTCATTCCAATAAATGCTGATGGGCATGCCCGAGCTAATCGTAGAAGTTACATTGCTGGTAATGGTAACAGTATTTGCTGTGACATTGGTACTAAAAATTACAGTGTTGGCTTGTATGCCAATTCCGCCCACAGTCTGCCCTACTTCAAAATTTGCAACATTGGCAAAAGTTAAAGTTCTAGAATTGATGCTGGTGCTGTTGGTAGTGGGATACGCATTTGCTTGAGCCAGGGGTCCGAGATACTTGTGCAGCAAAACGCCCGTTCCACCTATGGTGAATTGCTCGCTGATGCGTTTATCAAAAAAGTTGTAATCGTTACTGTGGTTTTCACGCCACATGCTGAGTCTTGGCATATATGGTCTCGCTAATGTAGTATTTATGGCAGGATTGACG